CCTGATCATGAACAAGCTGCTTTAATTGCATTTTCATTTAATGTTGGTGCAAATCCTACTTGGACAATTTGGAAACTTATAAATACTTATAAGTTTGATCAAGTTCCTGGCGAAATGATGAAATTTACTCATGTTCGCAATCCAAAAACTAAACAACTTGAAGTGTGTAAAGGTTTAGTGAATAGGCGAAGTGCAGAAGTTGCACTTTGGCACTTACAAGATGTAAATAAAGCTGTTGCAACTATTGATTTAACTGAAATTGCACCAAATACTTTAGCAGTTCATAAAGAACCTGATCAACAACAACTTTCTAGAGCTAGAGATGGTGTTCATCTTACTTTAGCTGCAACTTTACTTGGCGGATTATATACGATCGGTCAAAAATTCGGAATTTCCCCACATTTGACGCTTATTATTGTGGGAATTGTAATAGGCTGCGTTTTTGTATTCGCAATTGCGTTAGCTCTATACTTCTATGAACGAAAAAATCCTAGGTTTGTTCATGGAATTTCTTTAGTTCAAACTCAACCCTTGCAAGGATTTGATAATATGACGCCTGATATGCAAACTGCTATTAATAATTTAGTTGCTGCTGCGAATACTTCAAAGGCAAATGCCGTTGCTGCTATTCAAACTCAACTTGATGCTGCAAATGCTCAAGTGACTCAACTTCAAGCGCAAATTGCTAACGATCCACTTTCGGCTCAAGTTGCTACTTTGACGCAACAATTGACCGATGCTAACAATACTATTACTACTTTGCAAAATACTGTGAATAATGGTGATAGTGCAGATGTTGCTGCTGTTAATGCGGCTCAATCTCAACTTATTTAAATAGGTGAAAAATGAACGTTCTGTCTGGTTATAAGACTTATATTACTGCTGCGGCTGGTATTGTCGGTGCAGTTGCTTTGTATGCAAGTGGTCAAGATAGTTTAGCTCAAGCTGTACAACTTGGCATTACTGCTTTGCTTGGTGCGTTTATTCGCGCTGGTGTTGCTACTTCTTCTAATTCTTAAATTCAAATGTTAGCAACAATACTTTCGTTTGTTGCTACTGTTTTGGCTGGACTGGCGAAAAGCTGGTTCAGCCAAAATGCTGCAACAACTACTGCTATTCAACTTGGAGCTTCTCAACAAGCTCTTGCAAGTGAAAGTCAAGCCAATGCAGTTATTCAAACGGCTCAAATCGCTAGGGCTGGTTTTGTGCCTTACACCGCTGCTAGCCTGTCAGCACTTAAACCCGGTTCCGACTCCAATTTCCGCGACTAATGCTGCTTTTTGCACATCGTTTAAATTCGTAAAACTTAGTAGAACCGATACTTTAGATACAATTAACCAAGTCGCTCCGAACAATTCAGTGTGGTTGAAAATGTGTCCCACTACACCGCATTAAAGTCAGTTTACTTAAACGCCAAACGCGGTTAGCGTTACAGTATGTCCGAGACATTTTCGCCAGTATTGATTTTTGAAGATGAAGATGAACAAGCTCTAAAGTCTGAGTTTGTTCGTCTTATGGCGAAGTGGCGTGCCAAATATTCTACTTATGAAGTTTGTACTTATATTTTTAGAGAACTTAGAGAACCAACGCGCGCATTTGCTGCTGCTCAACATTGGGGTTCTGATCTAGAATTATTAGATAAAATTGATCGTGAAATAAATGTTCCTAAGAATAGTAATTTGGATAGTCGTGAAGAACGTTTGTTGATCTTAAAAACTATTTATTCTGATATTAACGAAAGCGCTAGAGAACGTTTAAAGGCACTTGAATTACATGCTCAAATTGAAGGTGAAATTATTAAACAAGTAGATAAAAAGACTACTGATAATACTCCAAAACAATTACCTGTGTTTACATTTACTAGGTATCAAGATGACTGAACCTAGATTAATTGAACTTAGTAAACCTCAATTTGAGCTTGTAACTTCACCTTGGCGTTATCCTGCATTCGTTGGTGGTTTTGGCAGTGGTAAAACAGAAGCTTTAATTAATCGTGCTTTAAAGTTAAAATATGAATTTCCATATAACGATATTGCTTATTACTTACCAACTTATGATCTAGTTTCAACTATTGGTTTTCCAAGATTTGAGGAAAAACTTGAAGACTTAGGTTTGCCGTATAAATCCAGAACAGGTACAAAACCGCGCATTATGTTTGAAGGCGCTGGAGATATGCTTTTTCGAACAATGGATAATCCGGCACGTATTGTGGGTTATGAGGTTGCTGACAGTTTAGTTGATGAATTAGATACTTTAAAAACTCCAGACGCTAAACTTGTTTGGCAAAAAGTAGTTGCTCGTAATCGACAAAAGAAAAAGAAACTTGATCTTGCTACAAATAAAATAATCGAAGCTGAAATTTCAAATACTATTGCTGTTGGAACTACACCTGAAGGTTTCAGATTTGTTTATGAACTATGGAAGAAAGCACCGCCAGATGAACAATACAAAATCATTAAAGCATCGACGTATAGTAATCTTAGGAATTTGCCTGCTGATTATATCGCTGACTTATTGGCTTTGTATCCTTCAAATTTAATTGAAGCTTATATTAATGGTGAGTTTGTAAACTTAACTTCTGGTTCTGTTTATCCTCAATTTGATAGAATTTTAAATGGTACTACTGAAACGTTACAAGATGGCGAACCGATCCATATCGGCCAAGATTTTAATGTTGCTAATATGGCAAGTGTTATTTTCGTTATACGTAATAACGAACCGATTGCCATTGATGAACTTACTAAAGTATTTGATACACCTACTTTAATTGTAATGCTTAAACAGCGTTATCCTAATAGACAAATTTTTATATATCCAGATGCTTCTGGCAATGCTCGTAAATCTAATAACGCTAGTGAATCTGATATTAGTTTATTAAAAAGTGCTAATTTTATAGTTATACATAATCCGGCAAATCCGTTAGTTCGTGATCGTGTTTTGTCAGTAAATGCGATGATTTGTTCTAATAAAAATGTCCGTCGTTTAAAAGTTAATGTTGATAAATGCCCATCTTTTACTACAGGTCTTGAACAACAAGCTTACGATAAGAATGGTGAACCCGATAAGACTTCTGGTTTAGACCATTCTGTCGATGCTGGTGGTTATTTTATTACTAATCGTTATCCTGTTGTTCGTCATAATGCATCTCATATTAAAGTTACAGGTATTTAGATGGTTCCTTCGATAAATACTTCTCCGCTTTCTGGCTTAGCTGGCCAAAAAGGTGTGCGTACTACTTATGAAGGTTACAACAACGATTATGTTCAATGGACACGTTGTAGAGATGTTGTTGCTGGTAGTGATCAGGTAAAAAGTAAAGGTGTTTTATATTTACCTTTGCTTAGCCAACAATCTGTAAAAGATTATAATAGCTATGTGATGCGAGCTAATTTCTACAATGCTACTGCTCGTACTGTATCAGCTATGGTTGGTATGATTTTTCGCAAGCCTGCAACTATTCAAGTTTCAGATAATGTTACAAATCTACTTAAAAATGTAGATATGGCTGGAACTACTTTTGATGTGTTTAGTCGTAAAACAGTAAATGAAGTTATTGAAGTTGGGCGTATTGGCATTCTTATTGATTACCCACAATCTCAAACTAATGATGATGCACCTTTAACCGTGGCCAATGTTCAGAAAATGGGTTTGCGTCCGTCTATGCAAACGTATACTGCTGAAAATATTCTTAATTGGGACTTTACAACTTTAAATAATGAAACCGTTCTTTCTAAAGTTGTATTGCAAGAATTTGTAACTATTGCTGAAGATCAATGGACTAATAAACAAAAAGCTCAATATCGTGTTCTTGATTTAGATAATCAGAATATTTACAGAGTTAGAATTTTTCAAATTGATGATAAAGATGGAAAAGATATTCAAATTGGTTCTGATCTTTATCCAGTAATGAACGGACAAAATCTAAACTATATTCCATTTATGTTTATCTGTCCAGATGGCACAAATGCAGATTTTGACGAACCCCCTATCTTAGACTTAGTTGATGTCAATTTGTCGCACTATAGAACAAGTGCTGACTATGAACACGGTTGTCATTTTACTGCATTACCGATGCTTTGGGTTGCAGGTATGAACCCGCTGAATGAAGATGGAACACCTGCTCAAATTTATCTAGGTTCTCAATCTGCACTTGTTCTATCTAATCCTGATGCAAAAGCTGGTTATATTGAATTTACTGGTGGTGGTTTATCCACACTAGAAAGCAATATGGATCGCAAAGAAGGTATGATGGCTACACTTGGGGCCAAAATGCTTGCTGAAGAAAAGAAAGCTCCAGAAACAGCTTTTACTACAGCTATGAGTAAAGTTGGCGAAAATAGTATTTTATCATCAATTTCACTTGCCGTTTCGTTAGGTTTAGAAAAATGCCTAACTTGGTTCTCAATGTGGGCAGATGCAACAACCAACGAAGCCGATATTAATTATGAATTAAATCGTGATTTCTTACCTGTTGCAATTGATGGTCCTACTTTAACTGCGTATGTACAAGCTCTTCAAGCAAATGCTCTTACTCAAGAAGAATTGTTTGATTTATTCCAACGTGCTGATTTGATTGAAGCTGAAGTAACTTTTGAAGAACATCAAACTCAAGCTGCTAAAGAAAAACAAGAAGCTGCTGACGCATCTAAAGCTTTAATGCCTCAAATTGATCCTGCAACTGGTCAACCAAAGCTAATTACTGAAGCGCCAAGCAATCCAGGCTTAGAAAATCCTAAGAACAAATCAACAGGCGCTTGACAACTCGACCGAAGCAATCCAACCGTAATTTTTGACAAGGCCTAGGGCCTTACTCCCAAGGGGAATACTAAAATGGCTTACGATCCTACCGATGCTGCTGATAAAAAGATTGTTGCTGATTTGATTAAAGTGGCTCTTGCTGAACAGGCTACTGAACATGAGCAAGACATTCAGGGTCTCAAAGACAAGAACATTGAACTTCTTGGAAAGCTCAAGAAAGCTCAAGAGGGACAAACAGATGCAAAAGAAGTGGCGCGATTGGAGGAAGCTCTTGAGAAAAATCAAACAGAGTTAAAAGAAGCTAATAAATCTCTTAAGTTGGTTAATAAAGAACTTAATGAAACTAAAACTAATTTAGAAAGTGAAGCCGGTATTGTTAAAACTCTTCTTGTTGATAATGGCTTAACAGAGGCGTTAACGGCACATAATGTTGCCGCGCCGTTTATTCCTGCGGTTAAAAAGCTTTTAGCTGAAAACGTTGCTCTTAAAGACGTTGATGGTAAAAGAATTGCTGTTGTTGGTGATAAATCACTAGGTGATTATATCAAAGAATGGTCGCAAGGCGACGAAGGTAAGCACTATGTTTCGGCTCCCGCTAATGGCGGAACCGGTGCGCGAGGCGCAAATCAAACTATTTCTGCTGGTACTAAACAAATCTCGCGCGCTGCTTACGAAGCTAATCCTGGTGCTTATGCCGGCGATCTTAGTAAGGGCGCTGTCTTAACAGACTAACCCGAAGGTCAAAATTGAAATGTCTAATACTTTAACTGGTCTTATTCCTACGCTTTACGAAGCGCTTGATGTTGTTTCTCGCGAATTGGTCGGTTTTATTCCGGCTTGTACTCTTGATACTAGTGTTGCTCGCGCCGCTGTTGGCCAAACTGTTATGTCGTTTGTTGCGCCTGCTGCTACTTCTACTGCCATCACTCCCGGTGTTACTCCGCCGAACGATGGTGATCAGACTATTGGCAATTTGCCTTTTACCATTACTCGCGCTCAACGTGTTCCGATCCGCTGGAATGGTGAAGATACTCGCGGTGTGAATAACAACGGTCCGGGTCAACGTCCGATCTTTGTTCAACAATGTGCTCAAGCTATCCGTACTTTAACTAACTTTATGGAAAGCGATCTTGCTGTTGCTGCGGCTTTAGGCGCTTCTCGCGCTGTTAGCCCGGCGTCTAGCACTCTGTTTTCTACCAATCTTGCTGATCCTGCCAATCTTCGTAAGGTTTTGTCTGATAACGGTTCTCCGTTGTCTGACTTGCAAATGGTTATTGGTACTACTGAAGGTGCCGCTATGCGGACCCTTACTCAGTTGACCAAGGCTAACGAAGCTGCTGATACGACTATGCTTCGCCAAGGTACATTGCTTGATATTCACGGTTTCCAAATTCGTGAAAGTGCTCAAGTTGTTGCGCCTGCAATTGGTACTCTTGCTGGTTCTCCTACTACTAATACTGCTGGTTATACCAAAGGCGCTACTGTCATCAACTTAGCCGCCGCTGGTACTGGTACTATTATTGCTGGCGATATTGTTAAGTTTGCTGGCGATCCTAATCAGTATGTTGTTAATACTGGCATTGCCTCTCTTGCTGCTGGCGGTGCTATTACTTTAGCGCTTCCTGGTTTGCAGCAAGCTTTACCTGCTTCTGCTCAAGGCGTTTCGATCAAAGCTTCTGGCAATCGTAATGTGGGTTTCAATAAAGCCGCACTTGCTTTGTTTGCTCGCCTTCCGGCTTTACCTGATGGCGGCGACTTGGCTGTTGATCGTTCTACTATTGTTGATCCTCGTACTGGCTTTGCATTTGAAATTGCTATGTATCCGCAATATCGCCAAATGCAGTATGAAATTTCTGCAGCTTGGGGTGTTGGTGTTACTAAGGCTGAACACATCGCTATTCTGTCTGCGGACTAATAGTTAAAGACGCTGCAAACGAAGGGGTTGAGCTTTTAGCTTGGCCCCTTTATTGTATAAAAGGAAAATCAAAATGGCTTTAGTTAAAGTTGCTCATCCTGTCGTTGAAGGTAACGATAGTGGATTTATGTATATTGAAGAAGAAAATCTTACTTCGGAACATGAAGTTTTAGGTTTTGAAGATAAAACTGATAAAGTTCAACACATCTTTGAATTATCTATTAAGTGTAAGAAGCTTTTCGAAACTCTAAGCGATGGTGAAAAGCAACTGCTTAGTGAAATGATGGAAACTTATCAGAACGAGCATCCTGACGAGTTTGGTCCGCGCGAAATTCCGTCGCCTGGGGACGAAAAGCCGCCCAAGGTTGGTAAGGGTGCCCAAAAGGACGAGAAGCCGCCTGCGCCGGCTCCTAGCCTCGGCGCGGCCCCTTCTGATCCGAACGCTCCCCCCGCGCAGACCGGTTGGGCCGCTCCTACGGAAGGTCAATAGCCGATGGCTAAATTTGATACTGCTGGTAATCAGCTTGTAGCTCTAGGTGATGTTACTGGAGCCCAACAAAAACTCTATATCGATCCCATTGGGGAAGGTGTTCCGCAAAATACTTCGCTTAGAACTTATATTTCTGATGATTTTGGCGGTTCTGTACTCGATCCGCTTAAATGGGACGTTTACGACGGTGGTTTGGGTGCTGTTACTCAAAGTGGTTTGTATGGTATTCCGCCGGGTGGTTCTGGCGTAACAGCGCAAGGTGCTATTGGTACTGGCGTTACTGGTATTACACACGCTGTTGCCGGCTCTGGTTTGACAGTAACTATGGGAGTTGTTCCTAGTGCAGAGCATTGGATTTTATCCAAACAGATGCTTTGTGGCAATGAAGATATTTTAGTTATTTTATCTCAATCGCAACCATTGGCTGCTAATTCAATCTTTATTGGATTGGTTGAAGTTGATCCAACTACAGGTTTTCCTTTACTTAATCAAAATGCCGCAAACGAGTTTACTAATAGAGGTGGTATTGATTTTGGCAAATCTGCTGTTTCTACTGCTGCTCAATTGGAAGGAATTGCTGATAGTAGTAGCACTCTAACAACTACTGTAAATGGTGCTACGTTTGCACCTGCTGCAAAGACTACAACTTTTGAAACTTTATTACAAATTCGTGCAGAAGATATGCACGCTCAATCTGCTGTGATTGATACTGCTGCCCCTAAAACTGCCAATACTCTTCGACTGAGTTCGCAAGTTCCTAACGATACTAAAGTTTATAAGTTGTTGATGCGGTTCCGTAATATCGGAACTCCTGCGTCTTCTACTACTGTTGTCATTGCTCGTATTTTGGTTATGGATAACCAAACCCAAGCTGTGCAAATTACTGAAGCTTCAGGTGCTCAAAACGGTTCGCAAGGTTTGCCTGTTAATGTGAATACTTTGCCGGCATTGCCTCCTGGATCTAATGGTATTGGTTACATTGCTCTAACTCCATCCCCTGGAAGTATTGGACCTTTAACTCCATTTAAATTATTGGCTGCTGCAACTACTAATGCAACTTCTTTGAAAACTTCTATTGGCAGATTATATGGTGGCCAAGCTATAAATTTGACCACTTCGGATAGATTCTTAAAATTTTATAACAAGGCTTCTGCCCCAACAGTAGGTACAGATGTTCCGATTTGGACTGTTGTTCTGCCTGGAAATGCCGTAGCTGGTAATGCAGAAAGTATCAATTTGGCTGAAATCATAAGTACTTACGGTTTGGCTTTTTCAACTGGTATTGCTTTTGCGATTACAGGTGGAATTGCCGATAGTGACACTACAGCGTGTTCTGCTGGTGATGTTATGCTTAATTTGAATTATGTTTAGGTGATTGATGACCTTGATTGTCGAAGATGGTAGTGGAGTAGTTGGCGCAGAAGCTTACATAACTGTAGCTAATGCCATTACCTACTTCGCCAATCGAGCGTCACCTATTAATTCTGCTTGGGCTGCTTTAACAACTTCGCAACAAGAACAATATATCCGCATGGGTGCGGATTATATG